CATCTGTATCAACCTCTCATGGAGTGCTTTTTATACGGTTCGTATTCGCCGTTGCGGTGGCCAGACCATGAGAGGTTGATACAGATGCTACCTTTCTCATGGGATGTGACCCCTGAGCCACTTCTAAATGCGATAAAATGCGTATTTGCGCTCGTGGTAAATACAGCGTTCGCAGTGAGCGTTACCACCCTAAGATAAGTGCCATCTGCAGAATATGTCAGCAATCGACCTGCCCACGGTGACTTGAAGTAATATGGCGTATTGGGAAGAACAGGAATTAAGTTTTTGCTTCGAATCGTGTTAGTCCCCGATGCTTTCTCCCCTGTAGTTTCGTTGTATGAGCCAAGTTCCCACTCTTCATCCCACTGATTAAACCCTACCATATCATGCGACTGCAAGCCAGCAACGTGCATCATCTCGCCCGAATTATAGGCGTAATAGTCATTGGGAAACAGTTTCTTAAAGTATGCAACCCCTGCACCTGCTGATGCCTGTTCAAGGCTGTAGATGTAGTCCGCTACGGCTGTTCCAAACATTTGGGTGAGGTCGAATAGCATTGTGTTATCTCGTGTCCACGCATCCTCTGAAGTCAGCTTGTCAGATGTCGCAATATTCGACATTTCAAGTGAAATATCAGTCCTATTTGCGGTCGGCTTGATAATCCATGCGAAAGAGCCTTTGCTCCCCGTCAAATCTTGTACAGGTTTTCCGTAGATGCTACCTGCCTGAATGTATGCCCGAAGCGTTTTTGAACCGCTGTAAGTTATATCCGTGCGGAATACATAAACATGGTTTTCGATTATCGCCTTCTGAATGTTCGCGGTGCTATATGTTGCGCTCCCATTCGGTGTGATGGATGCCATCTTAACATCCACAAACTGATTCCACACAATCGAGCCGCCGACAATCTTATCCGTCTCACGATTCCCGATATCTTTCGCACCGCCAGATGTGCGGAACTTATACGGTTCTTCATCCACCGTCAAAACGGTTGAAATAAGCTGTTCAGCCGAGCCGACTGCCATCTCGTCATAGTAGCCGTCTATTTCCGCTTTGGTTTCTAATGCCTCGTTTATAGCCGTGTCCGTTTCTTCTCTTGCTGTGGTTTCATCGGATAGATTACTCTTTAACTGAATAATCTCGTCGCCGGTCGCCTTCGCGTCCGCTGCTTTTCCCTGGATCGTGAGGGTATCGTCGATCATTCCGGCGACTGCCGTCTCCGCTGCCTGACCGGCCTGCTCCGCTGCCGCTTCCGCTGCCTCGACGCCCTGGTTCAGCTGCGCGAGGAGCTGGTCGATCAGCGACTGCTCCGCCGGCGTCGGTGTTTCCTCTGACGGGACCGGTCTCCGGATGACCGGGATCTCGATCACATATTCCGTTTCTCCGTCGTCCTCTGTTTCATGCAAATATACAAATGCATAAATATAGTCGCCTGTCAGAAGATATTCGTCCGGGATCTGGACTCCGTCCGCATCTCCGAGCATCGTCTTTGAGACGCCCGCGTCTTCGGTGTTTGAAAACTGTACCTGATACGACGCCGGCAGCTCGATGCCGGAGATCTTCAGGATCTGTCCGTAGTCGTACTGAAAAAGCGGGCAGGTGATCGCCTTCCGCCTGCTTCCGTCAAAGACCGCGTTTACAATGTTGCTCATTTTTTTCACCCCCTGCAATTAAAATCCGCCGCTTGTCGTCTCTGTTTCCGGTACCGGCCAGCGCGGATCGTCGCTGATCAGGAAGACGATCTGCCCTCTCATCCGCTGGTTTGCCGTCGGCAGCTCCTCCGTCGTGCTCTGGATCGTGATCGTTCCGTTTGTTCTCACGGCGATTAGATACCGGCTTCCTTCTGCTGTGACGAAATCATGATAAACGTTCGCGATCGGAGGACGTTCCGGATCAATGTTAGCGATCACCTGCTCCCCGCTTCTTTTCAGCTGCCCGATGATATTCCAGCAAACGATCGCAAGGTTCCCGATCCTGTACATCTTAAGGATCGCCTGCGTCGTTGTGATGACCGACGAGTCCGCTGCGAGCTGCAGCGTCTCTTCCTCGTATCTGGTCATCGCGTCGATCCGGCCGAGGAATGTATAATTTCCCGCCAGCGTGTCCTGCATCTCCGCGGCGGACTGGATGATCGTATAGCCTCCGTTCATTCCTTCGCCCGTTTCCAGGACGCGGGCCCCGCTCGAGTTGACGCGGACCATTCCGAGGATCATGTCGCAGGTTCTGCTGCCCGCGAGAATATCGCCGTCCTGGATCGTCGGCGCGATGAGCTCCGTCGCTGTCGGCACTTCCGTTCCCCGGAGCAGGACGAGCCGCATCGTCTCGACGCCCGTCGTCGCGTCCTTTGCATATCTCGCGACGATGTATCCCATATAGTGCATTCCGGATCCTGCGGCCGGGATCGTGATCGTCTCGTCCGCGCCCGGCGCGATCCGGAAGTGGACGCCCTTCATCAACGCCTCGCCGTCCCGGATCGTGATCAGTGTCGCCGAGGTCAGCTGCGCTTCCATTTTGTTTCCGACTTTATACACATATCTTCCCGTTCCGGTGACGCCCTGGTTATGTCCCTGATCGTCGTTCGAGGTGATGTGTGCTTCGCCTGCATACCCTGTGACTATTCTCATGCTTCGCCCTCCAGTTTATATTCTATCCGTGGGACTCCTCCCGTGATCGTGAGGATCTTCCGCTCGATCCTCCTCCATTCGTTCGCTCCGGTGATCGGATCCGTCGCCCGGATCATGTCGCCGATCTCCCGCTCTGTTTTTAAGTAATTGGTTTGCGTCTCGATCGTCGTCGAGCTTTTCAGATCAGCCAAATAATCGAGTCCGGCCTTCCGCAGCTCCGCGGCGTCCTGCGCGCCGTTAAAATCAAAAACGGCAGCATTCTCGTATTTCCCTTTTAGGATCTGTGAGGACGTCACCGTTCCGTTTGCATTTGTGTAAATGTGGACGACCGTCCGCGCCGCGAGCTCTCCGGCTCCGAGGCAGATCAGATGATTGATCCCGTTCTTCCGGACGTCGCTCCGGACGTCGATCTCGTCCCCGTATCCGGTCGATCCTACAATCTCGTAGTTGTTGATCGGCCGGCATCCCACCTCGACGGCGCCGCTCTTACCTTCCTGGACGTACCGCATGACCGGCTTCATGTTTATCGTAGCCAGCATCCTGTTCAATCCGTCGAGGAGCGTGCAATATCTCGGGAATCTGAACGACCTTATCGTCCCGCGGGATATGCTCTCCGCCCGGATCAGGGGATCGTTGAAAAAGTCCCGGAGGAGCTTTGCGATGCACGCGCTCGTTGATCCGCTGATCGTATAGTAGTTATTTCCTTTTTCCGGACTGATTATTTTCTTATCCAGCATCCCGCGCCATGTATCCCCGCGGAGATATACGGCCCGCGGTTCCGTCTCCGTCGCGATTTCTCCGATCATTCCGCCGAACTCCGTCCCCGGAACGTATGCCCGCTGCCAGAACCCCGCGTCCGCGTTCCATGCCGTCCGCGGGACCTCGATTTCGAAGGTGTTCGTTCCTCCGGCTTCTATGTCCGCATTCCACGGTAGCGTGCGGATCTCCGCCCCGCCTGCATATGCAAGAATCAACTCCATCCCGGCTCGCTCCTTTCCTGCATGATCGTCACTTCGACTCTGTACGTCCCCGGCCAGAGGACCGCAGATTCTCCGATCGGCAGATAATCAAATTCGTGTCCGGTTTTTCGCCTGTCATTAAAGACGTTCCGCGTCCGGCCTCTCGAGTTCGTGATCGTCACCATCTTCGAGAGCGTGTCGAACGTCGCGATCTCTCCGTCGAGGACCGTCGTGTTTATTCCGTAGAGGTTCCCGCCGATCGTGATCTCCGGATTGACCGCGTATCCGTAGAAGCGGATCTGCATCGGAGCCGCTGCCGTTCCGGCGTTCGTCACCGTCCCGGCCGTTTCCTTCGTCGGCGTATAATCGTAATCGTAATCAAAAACATAGTCGAGGAACTCCGCCTGGCTCGCCGGGTCTTCCCCTTTTGCGAAGATCTTCACGACGTCCTTCGTCCAGTAGGGATAGGGTGAATAAATGTCGACTTCGTTCACCGTTACGCCGTTTTTGTTATCCGGATATGTTGACGATGAAATAATCACGCACGGGATATAATAATCGCGCCAGAAGAGCTTCCCCGGCGTCGTCGCCCGGACGTCCCGCTCGAAAACCGTGTGCATATCGTCGACGATCTTCTTCCGCCTCTCGATCGGTCCGTCGATATAAAGCATCGCCTGATAGGATGCCGCACGCCGGAAAAAGCGGAGCGGGATCTCTCCCTGATCCCTCTCCTGCGCTTCAACCTCGAACGTCCAGTTGTGGAAGTTCGCTGATTTTATTCGGACCGTATGCTCGACGTGCGTTCCGCACATCCCCGCGAGGATTGAGCGGTCCATCTGGAAGTCGACGCGGACGCCGTCCGCACTCAAATAATAGACTTTTACTATTTCAGCCATAGGTAAACGACACCCCCATGTTCTGCAGGCTTCTTGTCAGATCCCTGCCGTTGAGATAAACCTTCGGCACGGCGTCGGCCGCTCCGGCTCTTACTGCAGCATAGAGCGCGTCCGGATCCACGACTCCCGCGTCCGGCAGATCCATATACCGGGATCCGTCCATCCGTCCGAGCGCAGCGTTTGCCGCGGCCGCTGCCGCTGTCGCTGCGTTTCTGACTCTTCCGACCATGTTTTCGATGCCGATCGCGAAACCTTCGCCGGTGTATTCGCCGAGCTTCCTCGTCACTTTTGACGGCGATTTAATCATTTCGGCGTTCTTGAACGCCCTGTTTGCCGCCCACGCCAGTTCGCGCGCCCTCTGCTCGAGGAGTGCTTCCTTTGCTTTCAGTCCGACCGCGTATCCTTCGGCGACGTATTTTCCGGCAGATTCCGCATCCCCGCGCGTATCTTTTGCTCCTTGTGAAAATGCTTTCCCTCCTGCTGTTCCGACTTCTTTCGCCTTCGTCTCGAGGCTTCCTTTATTTTCAGAAAATCCTTTTTTACCCGCGTCAACAACGCCGGCCGCTGCCGATTTCGCGTCTCCGGATGCTCCGGAGGCTCCGGTTTTAAATCCTGGACCCATTCCGGACGCCGCGTCCTGCGCTGCCTGCTGCAGCTGTCCCTTGTTTGACGAGATTGCCGCCGCTGGATCCGTGACCGCTGCCTTCTGCGCGTCTGCGCTCATTCCTGCCGCCGCCGCACTCGCTCCGGATTTAAATCCAGGGCTCATTGCGGATGCCGCGTTCTGCGCTGCCGTCTGGATCTGCCCTTTGTTTCTTGTGATCTCCGCCGCCGGCTTTGTGATCGCGGAGGTCTTCGCGTCGGTCATCATGACCGGCGCCGCGGCATTTGCGCCGGCTTTAAATCCAGGCTTCATATTCTGCGCCGCGAGCTTTGCCTCCGTCTGGATCTTCGGCGATGCTTTCTTGATGACTGCTTCCGTGTCCTGCAGCTTCTGATCCGCGAGCCCTGCCAGCTCTCCCAGCGCGTCCGCGCTCTTTGTCGTCTCCGTCCCGATCCCGGTCGTCAGATTTGCCAGCTCCGCGAGCGCGTCCGTATCGCCCCGCTCGATCGCGTCGACGATTCCCTGCAGCTCTCCGGCCATGCTGATGCCGCCGTCGATGAGAATATGGAGCAGGTTGTCCCAGTTTGTCTGTGAATCCTGCTCTATGTATGCGTATAATGCTTCAAGATTTTGTCTATAATTTTGCTGTGCCTCGACCTGACTCTGCAGTCCGGCGATCATGTCCTGGATGCTCTGGGTCTGCGCCTGCTCCACTTTTTCAAACGCGCCAGCCTGCAGCGTCGCCGCCTCGAGGATCCGGAGCGCGCTCTGCTCTGCTGCCGCTGCTTCTTCATCGAGAGCTTCCGCCGTCGTGTCGATCGACGCCGTCGTCTGCTCTTCCGCTGCCTGCACGCCCGCCAGCGCTTCGCCGTGCGTCGTGAGATAGCCTTCTGTCAGCTGGAGCTGTCCCTGCAGCGTCTGCAGCGAGCCTTCCTGCGCCGTGATCTCCGCATTCAGCGCTTCCTGCGCCTGCGTCGCTTCGTCGACCGTGATCTTCGTCCGGGCGGAGACCCGGCCGTAATTTTCAGACTCGGCCGCCATCGCCGCTTGCGCGTCCGCGACGTCCCTCGCTGCCTTCGCGGCTCTGCCGTGCAGCTCTTCGAGCTGGATTTCTGTGTCGATAATCTGCCGGTTAATCTCGACGGATCTCTCCATCGCGGCTTGCGCCCTCGCCTGCTCCCGCAGCGCGTCGATGTTCTTCCGGATCTCCGCGTTCGTTTTGTTGAGCTTCCCGGTCTGCGCGTCGATCTGCAGATTCATTGACGGATAAATCGCGTTCAGCTCTTCGACCGCTGCCTGCAGCTCCCGGTCTTCCGACGCGGATCTGTCCGTCTTATCCGCGAGGGCCGTGATCCGGTCCGCGAGCTTATCCGCCCGTTTCGCGTTCTTTTCCATCTCCGCGGAGCTGTCGTCGTATGCTTTCGCCGTCTCGGTCACTTCCTGCCGGAGATCTTCCGCGTCGCTCGTCATCTGCTGCGTTTCTTTTGCGCTTTTTAAAATCGCATTATCGTAATTTACGACGTGCGTCGTCGCCAGCGCGAAGGCCGAGTTCAGCGCCAGCGCCGCGCCGGCGATTCCCATGATCGCGGATACAGGGACCGATCCCGTCAGACCAAATACTTCGATCAGCTTTCCCGCTGCCGTCGTCGCCTTCCCGAGGCCGGTCGTCACGCCGCCGATCAGCTGCACCGTCGGTCCGATCGCCGCAGCGAAGCCGAGCGTCTTCAGGATCGCCTGCTGCTCCTCCTTTGACATCGCGCCGAATGCTTTCGCGCCGCGGTCGATGAGGTCCGTGATCTTTTCGATTGACGGCGCGAGGACGATCAGAAGCTGCTGCCCTGCCTGGATCCCCGCGTTTTTTACCTGATTTAACGACTTTTCGAAGCGGAAGGCTGTCGTGTCCGTGACCTTTTTGAAGGCCTTGTCCGTCGTTCCGGTCGCGGTCGCCATCGACTTCAGTGTTTCGTTGAACGTCTTCCCGGCGTCGTTCATGATTGCCGTCGCGCCGGCTGCTGCCCGGACGTTCCCGAACATGTCGGTGAGCGCGACGCCTTCCTCCTCCGCTGCTTCCTGCAGGATTCCGAGGACATCCGCGAGGCTGTATCCCTCGCCCATCAGCTCCTTAAATGTCTTTCCGGTCTTATCCTTCAGCGCGTTCGCCGCCTTCGTCCCGCTTTTGCCGAGCTGATTCATTATCCCGTTGAGCTGCGTCGTTGCGACGGCGGAATTTATGCCCTGCTTTGTGAGGGTGACGTATGTCGCGGCTACGTTATCCAAATTCACGTTAAACGACGCCGCCGTCGGAATCGCTTTACCCATGCTCTCCGCGAGCTGTGCGACGGTCACTTTGCCGAGGTTCTGCGTCTGAATCAGCCGATCGGATACGGCTCCGGCCTCGGCTCCGCTCTTCCCGTAGGCGTTGAGGATCGTAGTCAGAACGTCCAGCGCCTGCCCGGTCTCCGCGAAGCCCGCCCGCGCGAGCTTTGTCGCGTTGCTTACAAAATTGACGGCGTTCCCGGTGCTCTGGCCCGCGCTGATCGCCTGGTATGCCTGCTCGGAGATCTCCGAGGCCGCGATGCCGGTCTCTTCGGATAGCTTCATGATCTCGTCAGTCAGCTGGCTGATCGGCTTCTCCGACGTGTCCGCGATCGAACTCAACTTAGCGATTGACGTCTCGAAATCCGTCGCGAGCTTTATCGCCGCCGCGCCGGCCGCTGCCAGCGGGACCGTGATCGACTTTGTGAGCGTCGTTCCCGCCGCGGAGATCTTCCCTCCTACGTCCTGCATCTTCTGGCCTGCTTCCTGCAGGTCCTTCCCAAACGCTACGACGCCGGAATTTTCTTTCAGTTCTTTATTCAGGCCCGCGATCTCCGCCTTCGTCCTCTCGACGGTCTCTTTCCATGCCATCGTCCGCTTGTCAGTCTCTCCGTAAAGCCTGGCGGATTCCTGCAGCATGTGCTCCTGTTCCTGCAGCTTCGCGTTCGACGCCGCGATCTGCTTCTCGAGGACTTTCGTCTTCGCCGCGGACTTCTCTTTGTTGCTCGCGTCCTCTGCAAATGCTGCCGCCGTCGCGGTCATCTCTGCCTTCAGGGTCTTCTGAGACTGCACGATCTGCTGGATCTGTTTTCTATATTCAGCTTCGCCTTCTATGCCGATTTTCGGCCCGATGTTTGTCGCCATTACTTCAGCCTCATTACTTCTTCATAGCTAATTTTCTGCCGGATCTTCTGTTCAGCGCCGCCCGTGTCAATCGCAATGCATGCGATCATGTCCATCATGTCGCCATATCGCATGAGCATGATCTCCGGCTCCTTCATGCCCATTTTTCGCCCGTAATATAAGAACCACGGCCGGTTCAGCTTTATTTGGCGGCGCTTTCCGCGTTTTTTGGTTCTTTTGTTTCTATCTCTCTATGCTGTCCCCGGTTAAATGCCGCGAGGACCTCATCGATCAGTTCCGCGAGATCCGCGGCGTCGATCGTCATCATCTCTTTTTCGGTGATCTGTTCGTCTTCTTTTTCCGCCTGGATGCATGCCCATTTATTCATGATCGCGGCCATTTTTATATATGCTTTTGCCGTCCCTTTTTTCTGGACGTATGTCGCGAAGTCCTGCACGCCGTACTTCGTGAGCTCGTCGTCTATTTCTATATCTGCTCCGACGCTGTAATGGAGCCTCAGCTCTTTCCCTCTGATTTTCATCGTGACCTCCCTTTAACTTCAAAAACGCCCGGGCCATTTTTCAATGGCTCGGGCTTGTTTGTCATTCCTGCGTGGCTGCAAACTTCGCGAGGAGCGCCGTCACTGCGTCCGCTTCCGTCGCCTGCTCTACGCCTTCCCACATCCAGGACCCGTCGGATCTGTCGGATCTGTAGGCGTTCGCGGTGAGCTCCTCCGTCTGATAGTCGATCTGCTCTTCCTGCGTCGCCGCGGATTTGCTGATCGGGTTAAAACGGGTCTTCCGGATGATCGTCGGAACGAACGACGTCACGCCGCCGGAAAGATATCTCGCGATGTATCCGGTCCCGTAATACGGGCGGGATGCTCCCGCGATGTATTCGATTCCGTCTCCGGTCGTCCCCGGAGCGGTCAGACCCATGATCAGAGCGGTCTTGTCGATCAGAAGACCGTCAACCGTGAGCGTGAGCGTCGCGCCGTTGAAAGCTCCTTCCTCGTTCTCCGCTTCGATGTTGTTCGCATAAAACGGATTGTCGTCCGTCACTTCCGGCTCGATCGAAACCTCGACGCCGCGCGCCAGCTCTACCGGCGTGCCGTATGTGACGGCACCCTGGGTCACGTTATACGGCGCGATATAAGGCTTCGAAAAGCCCGTGCATACTCTTCCTGCTGCTGCTGAAAGCATATGTTCTCCTCCTTACTTCATGATCTTTTTTACTTCTTCATCGACGACCTGCGCCATCTTCTTTTCTGCCGCTGCCTTCGTCTTCCTGACCGCTCTCGAAATGAACGGGTTTTTCGTCCGGAACGATGTCCCGCTTTCGACGGATCTTGCTATCATTGCGTTCGGCTGTCCGCCCGGATATTTCTCCGTGACCGTACCGTTATATCCATGAAATCCGAGCTTTACATGATAAAATGATCCGTCCGCCCTCATTTTCGCGATACCGAATCCGGACCGGAGCCCGTCCTTCTGTGACTGCGTCACGCCGTGCGCTTTATCGTCGCCGCTGTATTTTCTGGATCTCTCAACGGGGAGCGCTTCGATTTCCTGCTTTACAGCGTCCGCGACGATTTTCGCGCCTTCATATACGGCTTTTCCTGCTATATGCGGCGACTCAAATTCCAGATTCTTAAGCTGCGCCATATACTGTTCGATTCCGACGCCGATCGTCATCTTTGCCATTTAAATCAACCACCATTCCCACTCGTAATGGATGAGCCCGGTCTCGTCCTCGTGCTGTACGGATAGAAGATTCCATCCGCAGCCCTCGAGCGTGTTCAGGTATTCCTGGATCGCGTCCACGGTCGGATCCCATTCCGTCTTGGTGAAATAATCGATCGTCCCGTGAATCTGCTGCTCCATTTTGTGATTATTTGCATCGAAGGATCCGTCCTCGCCGTCCTCCGCCCATACCGCGAACGGCGTCTCCTGCTGCGGTCTGAAATAGTGATAGGTTCTCGTTCCCGCTGCCTGCGCGAGTCCTTCCCCGAAATTCTGCAGCTTACTCTGTAGCGATTTCATAGAATTTGTCCATCCTTTCCAGCGTGAGGTCCGTCACCTTGAGTCCGTCATCGTCCAGCAAATGCTGAACGTTTGTCACGCGATACTGGCCGTCGTATCCCTCCGAATCCGTGACGACCGCGTGCATCTTGATCCGGGCCGCCGGCTCCCTCCATATCCTGGCGATGAGGTCGATCTGCTCGGACGCGCCCTTCGCTGCATACTGCCGCGACATTCCGATCACACGCTCTTCAAAATCGTACAGATCCGGTCCGATCGGCGCGAGGATATAGTCCGGCATCTTGCCGTTCATTCCCTCGTTCCGGTTTACCAGTCTGCAGAGCGCGAGCCTTCCTGCGTCTTTCATCTCTTCCTCACTCCATTTTCAAGTGCAATAAATAGCTGTTTCGGGCATATCGGAGCATGTCCGGCATTTTTGCCGTATCGTCCGCCCGCTTCCGGTAATAATAGGCTGCATACATCACGACGAGATTTCTATATTCCGGCGGAGCGTATCCGTTCTCCGTTTCCGGCTCCGGAATGCCTTCGCGTTCCAGGACGGCCTTCGCGGTCCGGATAAGTTCCTTCAGGTAGTCGTCACGCATGGACGTTCCGATCTCCAGATTCGCTTTTAGCTGCTGCAAATAATCCATGATCTCACCCTTCTATTGCTTCGATGATTTGTGCCTTAGTCTTTCTGCTCGAAACGCCGGAGACGCCGCGGGCTGCTGCAAGCTGCAGCAGCTCCGCTTTTGTCATTCCGTCAAGGCCTGCCGAATCGAGCATCAGTGTTCCTGTGAGTCACTTGTATCCGGGGAGTCGTTCGTGTTGGCCGTGTCCGGTGCGAAGGTCATCGCCGCCGTCGGCGTCGTGCCGTTGATGCCGATCGCGACGAATGCCTCCGCGATCACCGGTTTGCCGTCATAGCGCGCGGTTCCTTTGTAGACCGTCTGGTCCGCGAGGAACCTGACGTGCTCCGAGCTCATGAACTTCGCGCCGGCTCTCTCTACGAGATAATAAAGATCGAAATAGCCGCCGATCACGACGTTATCCGGAACGAAGTCGAGAACCTCGATCACGCCGCCGATGACCGGCATCGCGCCGTTTACACCCGCTACGATAGCGCCGCCCGCGTCGATGCTGATCGACTGCGCGAGGATCGCGGTATATGTGGTCTCATTCATGACCCATACTTTCTGGCCGCGGGAGTATTTTCCCTTTGCGGCGCCCGCATCGATCACGAACTGCGCGAAGAAATCTTTTCCGGTCACGTTCGCCGCGATCGTCTTGATGTTCGTCGTGTGCAGATCCGCCCACGGTCTCGCGTTGTCACTGTAACCGGCCGGCTTCGCGGTCTGCGCGAGTCTTGTCACTACGCCGAGCGGCATTCTCGTGCCGGTTCCGTAGAGGATCGCCTTGTCGACCGCGATTCCGATCGCCTGCGAGAGCGCTTCGAGGAGCGTGTCCGCGAGATCGATGTCCGCGTCTTCCGCGACGGCGTTACAAACCGCATAATATCCGGCCGCTCTCCAGCAGTCGAACTCCTCAGAGTAAAACGGCAGATCGAGCTCGTTCAGATTCGCGCAGCACTCTGTCCAGATTGCCTCTGTGACGGCGCCCTGGATCGCCATCCGGCCGGTGCCGCTGATCGCGCGGACCGTGACGTGACGGTAGAGTTTTGAATAATTGAGCATGTTCTCGCGCAGGATGCCGAGGAAGACTTCCGGAATGATGTTTCCGACGCCGGTTACGGCGCGCTTCTCTTTAATCGCTGCGCGGACTTCTCCGAGGAACGCTTTTACGTCGTCGCGTCCGAAGACTGCGCTCCGGCGTTCGTCGGACATACCTTTGAAAAATCCTCTTGTTCTCATGGTTCCCTCCCTTTTGACTTCTCTCTTTTCAGGATCCGCTGCCGGTGCCGGCGTGCTCGTGTCCTGACTTCTCTCTTCTTCTTCGAGCTCCTCTTCGAGCTGACGGATCTCTCCCTCCAGCGCGTCGACCGCTGCCGTGTTCGCGCTCTTGTCCGCTTCGAAGCTGTTCACCTCTTCCTCGACCACGGCGCGTTCTTCTTCGGACTCCGCCTCCTCGATCGCCTTCGCGATCTCCGCTTCCCGTGTCACCAGCTCCGCCGCTTTTACGCGGAGCGCTTCGAGCTCTTTTTTCTTTCCGTCAATCTTTTTCCGGAGCATCAGTGCCTTCAGTGCCATCTTTTCCTCCTTTGATTTTTTCCCGCATCCGTGCCTTCCACGCCTCCCGCTGCCGCTGCAGCAGCTTGTCGCGTTCCGCGCTCCGTGCCTGGATGCTCGTCTCTTCATATGCCGGGAAGGTGCAAATGCTGACCTCCCAGAGCTTTACTTCTCTGATCGTCCAGATGATCCCGCCATCGTCGAGGATCTCGGTATCCTCCCGGATGATGTCGAATCCGATCGAGCATTGAGATACATCGCCGCGTTCAACTCGCGCGTATGCGTTCATCGCGTCCGAATCTTTCGGATTGATCCGGATCCGACCCCACAGTCCGCGCTCGTCCTCCTGCAGCTCGAGCGTCCTCACTGTCGACCGACCGACGACCAGCGTCGTGTCGTGATTTACAAGTGCCCGGATATCTCCGGACATCGTTTCGGAAAAAGCGCCCGGCGCGATCCTCTCGATCATGCCGGGCCCGATTTCATAGTCGCTGTTAAATACTGCAAAATATCCCTCGATTATCAGCTCTCCGTTCTCGTCCGCTCTCGTCTTGAACTCCGAGGCGATCGGCCGGAGCTGTCTCCGTTCTCTGATCTCCATCTCTTTTTCTCCTTCAGCTTTGTAATTTGCTTTGCATCCCTGCCATATCCCACGGGATATAGTTTTCGAGGACGCGGTATTCTTTCAGCCCTGCCGGTGCCATGTTCATTCTGTCGCGCCATTCGTCGCCGTTTATGAATCCGCGGTCGGATCCTGCGAGCAGGACGTCCGAGATCTGCTTTATGTCGTAATCGAGCAGGCTCCAGATATTGAACCTTAAATACCACTGATCCGAGAGGATCAGCTTCTTCGTCATTTCCTGCTGCAGAATCTGAACGATCGCCCGGATCTTCGTCTGGATAAAATGATTCCATTCGTCTTTCTTGTATTCGCCCGCGCCGAGCAGATACGGCGGGACCCCGAGCAGAGCCGCGACCGTCTTCTTATCGATCTGGACGGTTTCGTCGATCGCGAGATCGCGCAGCGTGAGCGGTTTTACCTGCTGTACGTCGACCAGATCCGCCGGGATGATCCACGGCGCGCCCGGCTCCGACGGTTTGAGGTATGATTCCTCGAGCTTCTTCCGCCCTGCCGGATCCGAAAATTCGTCCGTCATTCCGTCAACTCTGACGATCAGCGACGGCTTCCACTCGCTCCGGAGGAATCCGTCCTTCGTCGTCTGGGCCTGCTTCAAGCTCTTCGCGAGCTCCCGGAGCGGGACGTGCAGGCCGCTGCCCTTCCAGAGATAAGTCCGGTCAGGGTTATAGACGAAATGCAGGACCGATCCCGGATCCCGGTCTTTCCCGTCGATGTTGACTTT